CTTCTGGCATTTCACCAGAGCAAAGTGAGAAAGTTGTCAATGAGATAGTAGCAAAGGATATTAAATTCAAATCGGAGAACGTATCCGCTGATATTGCGGCATTTATAAAGACTTTTGACCTACGAAAAAACATCGTAACTCGAAACGTTGAACTTAACGGAAGGCCCATCGATGACAGTGACATCAACTCAATTTTTCTTGACTGCAAAGCCATCTTTAAAGAGGCTACAAAAGACCTGATCACTGCCATAATTTTCTCCAATCGTGTCGAGACATACAACCCGTTGCATGAGTTCTTCGAGGAACAACTCCACCTTTCTGATGAGTACCCGAATGTCGATTTGCTAATCAACAGCGTCATCACTGACACGCCTGATGCAGACAAGTGGATCGGTAAGTGGCTGGTGTCAGTTGTCGCTTCCGCATACGGTCAACACTCGCCGCTTGTGCTTATCTTTTCAGGTGAGAAGCAAGGCACTGGAAAGACTCACTGGTTCCGCTATCTGCTACCCAAGCAGTTGAGGTACATGTTCGCTGAGTCGAAGATGGATGCCGGCAAGGATGACGAGATTCTGATGTGCAAAAAGTGGATTATTCTCGATGATGAGTATGGCGGTAAATCCAAGAAGGAAGAGAAGCGACTCAAGGAACTTACGTCCAAAGAGTTCATCAACGTGCGTGAGCCTTATGGCCGCGTGTCGGTGGACCTTCGCCGATTGGCGGTGTTCTGTGGTACGTCCAACGAAACGCAGATACTAAACGATCCGACTGGAAACCGGAGGCAGCTTCCGATTCACATCATCGATATTGACCAGGAGATGTACAACAAAGTCGATAAGGTTGAATTATGGCGTGAGCTCTATGCGCTGTATCGCATTGGATTTGATTTCACTATTTTGCGTGAAGATATTGATTCGCTTAATGATTCAACGCTCACATTCAAGCATTCGACTCCAGAGGAGGACTTGATTCACAAGAAGCTGATGCCTGGCAGTGCGACATCATACGGTGAGTGGCTATCGCTTACCGAAATTCAACAGTGCTTACTGGTGGATACTAAGCTCAACTTCCTGAATCTGCAACGTATTGGCTCGATTCTTACCATGTTAGGCTATGAGAAAGACCGTAAGACGAAGGGCAATTCTAAGGTCACAATGTACTATATCAGCCGAAATCCGATGTAAATGGACAGCCTTGGACATCTTATGTATTCCAAAGTTGTCCACTCGAAAGCCCATATTTAACAATGCTTTGAGCCTACTTGGACAACTTACAACTTACTTTTCTATTATTAACAACATATATACACACATGCACACACACACACACACACACATATATAGTATATATACAGCATGTTTTTTTGGACAGGCTGTCCAAATCGCTGCAATCCGTTGGCACGATTGGGATATAGGCGAATTTTACCCAGACAACGGACACCTTCAAACTACTAAGCTGTCCTGTCCATGATACCAAAAATTTGTAGATTCTCCGGTTGTAGCAATCCGCAACCGCTTGAAAATCTGAGAGTAAATCCAAATTTATCAACTCAGGAAGGTGGAACGTGTCCAAATTGCAAAAAGTTCAGCTGGCTGCCAGTTGATGGAAATGAAGCCAAAAGACCTGCATCTCAAAAAGACTGCAAGGGATTCTTAGAAAGAAACAATATAAACCGATGCTGCTTTTGCGGAATTGATAAGCACAGTTTGCCTGATGGTCAAACATTGGAATGCGCACACATCATAGACTTTGTTGATGGTGGCAGCTTCGATGAAAAAAATATCATAGCACTGTGCACTCGATGCCATAAATTGCAACATCACATTCGACACTGGTGGATATGAGTGAAGTAAAAGCACAGGCGAAGGCATTCACAAACCTCTGGAATGCGCGCCCCGATTTACGTGGAAGAGTTTTCGCAATCAACAACAACAGCATGAACGGCATAAAGGGAGCAATGAATAAAGCTATGGGAGTTGTGCCTGGTGTTGCAGACATGTGCTTCATGAAGCCTGAAGGTAGAACGTGCTGGATCGAATGGAAGACAGACACCGGCAAGCAATCACCATTGCAGATTAAGTTCCAGCAACTGTGCATATCTTTGGGCCATGAGTATCACATCGTGCGAAATGAACAAGAATTCTTGAAGGTCATTAACTCATGAGCACATACGCGAAGATCATCCAGTACATGACTGAGAAGCTTCCAGATGATTGCACGCTTGTGGATGGCCCGACAACTTACACCTCAACGCAGCAGGCGCATCGGTCTCTCGCGAGGTACTTGACAACAGCCAAGCCGGGCACTTCAGTTCATCGCACTTATGCGGTGAAGGCATTTAATTGGCTGAAGCTTCTGCACAAGAATAATATTAATTTGCAAAACACAAACAAATAAATACCTTTGCACACATGAAAACAGAAAAACGCGGAGGCAGGCGACCTGGTGCCGGGCGAAAGTCGATGTATGGCGAAAGCATGTCGACAATCTCGTTCAGGGTTCCTGCATCTGCCAAAGAAACAATTCTACAAATGGTTCGCAATTATCTTGCAAGCTTGACCATCGAGCGCAAGCGACATGAGCCCGAAGACGGTTGCTAAACTTTGGCACGATAAATGCAATACAAAATCAAAACACACACAACATGACAAGAGCAGAATTAAAAAAATTAAACATCAAACACTTCGGTGTTGACTTGTTTATGGTTAATCACCCAAACTATTCAAAGTGGGCCGATGAATTCCTAATGCTTAACCCAGATCCAGTTGAAGAAACGGATGAGCAGTACGAATCAAACGAAAAAGACTACTACACTCTCGGATGCGATAAATACCACGCTTGGAAAGATGACCAGTTATAACCACAAACAATGCACACGCCGGCTTAGAGCTGGCGTGTTTGTCGATTCGGCATACATGAAGGACCATTGCTACTTTGGATATTTAACACATCCGGCAATTGACTACGATGTTGCAGTGGCCTTTGATGTTGATGACATTCGAAAGCTTGGCAAGATCAATAAGCTTGTCTTGAGCAAAGAGAAGGATGTGCAGTATCACTTTGGAATACTTACTCCAACAGCAGACAAAAGCGGAGTAATTGGTCACACTGTCAAAGCTTTTATTGAAGGCAAAATACACGATTTGTTCATCTATCAATCGCAACTCGATGAGATGATATACAAGGGCCACGCGATTAATGTCACACAAGAAAGCTTGTTTTTCGAAAATTTAGTAAATTTGTAGCATGCCACTATTCCAAGGAGACAGCCAGGAGATTATCAGCATGAACATCCGCAAGCTTATCAGCGAAGGATATTCATCACAGCAAGCAGCAGCCATTGCACTGTCAGAGGCTGAGAAATTTCGTAAAGCACGCAACCGCCGATGAGAGTATCATTCGACATCGATGGAGTGCTTGACACCTTAGCAGGGCAAGATATTGCGATTCGTGCCATCGAGAAGGACGATGATGTGTTTATCATCACAGCCCGAAATGAAGGCCGTGCATCTGCTGAGGTGTATGCAATAGCCACGAAACTTGGAATCCCTCGCTTGCGTATTTACTTCACCAACGGAGCAGACAAGTGGAGAACAGTTGAGCGATTGGATATCGATTTGCACTACGACAACAGCCGAGAGCAAGTCGATAAAATTGAGCAAAACACTGATGCACAGGCTGTGCTGTTCAGAAGTTAAACAGGGAAAAAACAGTGTATGCCAAGAGGAATTCCACCAGAGCACAGCAAGTTCAAGAAGGGGCAAAGCGGCAACCCAAACGGCCGTCCGCCTAAGCTTCCAGACTTGCACGTATTGCTGGCCAACGTGCTTGGCAAGGAGAACAAGGATGGCTTGACGGCAGCGGAGGAAATATTGCTTGCACTTCATGCGAAGGCCAAGAAGGGTGACACCAGAGCAGCGGAGTTGCTGCTTGACCGAGGCTATGGCAAGCCGAAGCAGACAAGCGAGACCACGCTGAAGACCACCGAGCCGCTTGTGATAATCAAGACAAAAGACTCCGATGATTAAGGGCGCAGTGATAACGATTGCCACCTTGCTGCTATGTGCAGCGTTCGGCTGGTTCATCATCCTTGCGGTGCAGTCCTTCATGAAAGAGCATCCAGAGGATGACGATGATCACTTATGGCCTTCAGTTTAACTAAGAGGCAAACCAAAGCATTTAACCAGGCAACGGCAGGCACTCATCGCGTGGTGGTGTTTGGAGGCGCGATTAGAGGTGGAAAAACTTATTGGCTGCTGCTGACTCTCAGCTACCTTGCACTGGAATATCCGCGCAGCCGCTGGGTGATTATTCGCCGCAGCCTGCCGGACCTGAAGCGCACAACCTTCCCAAGCTTCAGCGCAATTCTCGATGACGGCATCAACCAGTACGTGCAGAGTTGGAACCGAGACACTCAAGTTGTGACGTTCATAAACGGATCGGAGTTGCTATTCATGGCCGAGAGTTACGATGATGACAAGGACCTCAACCGCTTCAAGGGGCTTGAGGTGAATGGCGCAGGGCTTGATGAGGTGAATGAGTTGCAGGAGCAGACATTCTACAAGGTGCAGGAGCGCATCGGATCTTGGAACAAGGCTGAAGGCAGGCCGCCGATTGTCTGCATGGCAACGTGCAACCCGGCCAACAACTGGGTGAAGAGCATAATCTATGAACGCTACAAGGAGGGCACATTGCCTGAGCGTTGGAGCTTCATTCCTTCCAAGATAACTGACAACCCTCACATCCCTGCTGAGTACCTCGAAAGCTTGAAGGAACTGCCACCGGTCCAGTACGCAAGATTCGTGGAGGGCGATTGGGATGTGATGGATGACGTTGCGAATCCTTTCCTGTATGAGTGGGCTGATGAGAAGCACATCGATGACAGCGTGCAGCTGAATCGCAATGTGCCGGTGCATGTCTCTGTCGACTTTAACATCAATCCACTTTGTGCTCTGGTGATTCAGCACGTTGGCAGGGGCGCAGTGGTGGTGGATGAGATAAAGATTGAGAAGGGCAGCGTGGATGCGTTCTGCGATGCGGTGCTTGCGCTTGGCGTGCCGATGGGCCTCATCAGGATAACGGGTGATGCGATGGGCAAGGGCGGCACAGTGCAACAGCGTGACAACTCCAGCGCGTACACGCAGATCAAGCGGCGGCTCGGCATGAGTGACAGCCAGTTTCTGATTCCAGCAAACCCAACGCACTACAACAGCCGAATCGATTGCAATGCTGCGCTGCGCAAGTTGGATATCCGCGTGAACTCCAAGCGGTGCAAGGGATTCGTGTTTGATGCGAAGCAAGTGCAGTGCGATGCGAATGGTGGTATCATCAAGACGAACAGGAAAAATATTGCTGAGCGTGCTGACTTTTTAGATTGTTTTCGTTACTTTGTGAACGCAATCCTAAAGCGTTACCTATGAGCGTTTGTACTCCATGTTTTGATTCGGGCATCAATGTAGCGGCTTGCAATGCAGGCATCAGCTTCGGCTTGGTTACGCCTGAAACTGAATACACCGTTACCATCACGCACAATGCCACCAAGCGGATTCAAAGCTTCGTGGTGACATCTGACATCGATGGCATCATCACGATCATCGGGGCGAAGATGGATGCGCTGCAAGGGTACACCATCAGGTTGAACTGTGACCAGTTCAGCATCTGCGATGTGCTGTATGACTGCATCAGCTTCAGCGTTGTGAACATGGACGTTGACGAACCACAAACCATAAACTTGCTCGAATGTTTAGAATGCTAAAAAATATCGCGCACGGCTGGGCGTTGTGGGCGTTTGACACCAAGGAGAGCAGAGAGGTATCGAAGCCTCGCATGGAGATTTGCAAGGAGTGTCCGTATCGCATCAAGGCAACTAATACATGCCGGGAGTGCGGCTGCTTCCTTCCAGCTAAGACGAGATTGACAGATGAAGCCTGCCCGTTGTTACGCTGGTAATATGCTGACCGGGTTCATCATTGTCGAAGCCTTGCTCATTGATGATGAAATCGACAAGCTGCTTGAGCGAGAGGAAAGGTGGACGGATTTACTGATTAACACACATGACATAAGCACAGTGCATGAGGACAATGAAGCGGAGCGTTGCTTCATCACGTTTCTGAGCACGGACAAAGAAGTCACAACAAAGAACACACTGGATGAAATTATTCAAAAGATTAGGCGAGCGACTGCGATCAACTTTTACACGCAGTAAGAATCAGAAGCCATTGCGGCCGATGGTTGAACTGTTCAAGCATGATGGCCATACCTTCTACCGCTTCCCGAAAGAATTGAATCTACCGCTTGAGCGATTCAGCATGAGCATGTCGCTGATGGAGCGCATCAGCTCTGGGCTGTCAGGCGGCGAGATGGACAAGATACTTGCAGGGATGGAGAAGGCACTTGCTGCCGGGCTATCCAATCCAAAGAACGCGGCTGTCGTTGCAGCGCATATCCATGTGATGCGCGAGAGACAGGACACGGTGATTCACCGCGATTTGCTGCTTAACCTTGCAGCGACTTGGGTGGTGCGCGGTGATGAAGATCCCGGCGTGATTGACCCAACTATCCACCATCAGAAACTTGAGTTATTCGAAGCGATGTGCAAGGAGGCTTCGCACGATTTTTTTACTCGCTTGGATATCGCTCCGCTGATGCCCTTGCTAACTATGTCTCCACAAGACTTTCAGATCTTATGGGAGTACAACGTGGAGGCGCAGCGAAAGCTGACTCAAGTACTTCAGCATCTCACTACTCACCTGGATACAGGGCGAAAAAAGCAATAGATGATATTCGCTTGCAAGTGATGAACTTGTGCGGTGGTAACATTGTGGAGTTCAATGAGCTGATGGCTTCCGATGTTTCAACTTATTTGCTTAAATTTGAGCTGTTCATAAAGCAGCAAAAAGATGGCGGCAAAAGTTGAGATTATCTATGAGGCCGAGGCATCCAGCCTGAAGGCAACAGTCACCGAGATAACCAAGGCGAATGACGCACTTGTCAAAGAAGCCAAGGAGACTACCAAAGAAGTCTCCGATGAATTCAAGAAGATAGGTGCTGCCGCTGCTGCTGCGTTTAGTGGCACGCAAGTTAAGGCTGCACTGGACCAGCTAAACAAAGAATCCGACAAGCTCACTGCTAACCTGAAGGAATTGCAGAAGGAGCAGTTGCAACTTGTTGCTTCCGGCAATCGCGTGAGCAAGGCTTATCAAGATAATGCCAAAGCGCAGGCGGTGCTAAAGAGTCAGATCTCGCAAGTCAATGCAGAGCAAGCGGATTTGAATCGCACCTTTGGCCAGACTGAAGAGAAGCAGAAAAGTCTAACTGGACAGCTTAAAGAGCTGAAGACTCAGCTTGCGCTATTGGAGCAGCAAGGTGCAGACAACACCGATGAATTTAATAAGTTGCTACTATCAGCGGCAAAGCTTGAAGACCAGATTGGAGATACCAGGGAGCGAGTTCGCGTGCTGGCATCTGACACCTTCAAGTTCGATGCGGCGGTAGGTGCAACGCAAGCACTCGCATCAGGATTCGAAGTGGCGCAAGGTGCGGCTGCTTTGTTTGGTTCTGAGGGCAAGGAGTTGCAGGAGGTGATTGCCAAGACCACTGCTGTGACTGCAATCGCTAATGGCGTGAATGACCTGGCGAATCAGATCACAGGGCAAGGGCCGCTGAAGCTTGCACTGTATGCTGCCGGACAAAAGGCGGTCGCTGTTGCCACCGCCATCAGCACCGGAGCAATCAGCGCATTCAGGGTAGCATTGGCTGCGACTGGGATTGGCTTGTTCATTACAGGCGTTGCAATCTTGGTGGATAGGTTGAGGGATGCAGCAGCGAATCAAGCATCATTCAATCGCTCGCTTGAGTTAAACAAACAAGCGGCTGAAGGATCGCGCAAGGCAATTCAGGAGTTGCAGAACTTGCAACTTGATTCTGCTACAAGAGTAAAGATTGCAACTGGTCAGCTTACACAGGCCGAGGCAGATAGGCAGCAAGTAATTGCTGAAACCACAAAGGCCACACAAGAAAAAATAAACACAGAAGTCGCAGCCCAAACTACGGCCATTCAACAACAGAAAAGATTATCAGACGAACTTGCAAAAGTTGAAGCAGCAAATTCAGCAGCTATAAAAAGTACAAGAGATAATATTAGAATTCAAGATACAAAAGCAATAAAGACTCAATTGGCAACAACTGAGTCAAACATCAAAGCAAGTCAAAGCAGAATTACTGCATTAACAATTGAGCAGAACACAGCCATTGCAGGAATTAATCAAGCCTTCGCAAGTGAAGAACAAGCCAAGCGAAACGAGGACGCGCAGAAGGCAGCGGATGAGAGAACCAAGCAAGCCAAGGCTGATGCCGAGGCAATAGCTAAGGCAGAACGCGATACATTTAATGCATTGCGCCAAGAGACGGCGGCACTGCAAAAAGACTTCGACCAGCAAGTTGCAGATGAGCGCAAAAAGAATGAGGCAAAGCTTCAGGCTGAACTGACCGACCTTGCAGATACTTCATTGCAGACTCAGCTTGATACAAGGCTTGCGTTCCTTCGCACATTGGAGATTGAAGAAGGCAGTTCGCTGGATCGTAGGATTAACATCATCGAGCTTGAGGCTCAAAAAAGACAAGATGCAATTCGCAATAGTGTTGCAGATCAAACGCTGGCGAATAAATTAATCTTGGAAGATCAAGCCAAAACACAGCAAGCCATTCGCGAAGAGCAGAAGAAGACACGCGACGCACAGATTGATAATTTATTGAACATAGCCCAACAGACTGCTGGTCTTTTTGGCCAGATAATCGAGATTCAATCTATACAATCCCAGAAGCGCATTGAAGAGATTACTGCTTCATCAGAAGCGGAAAGGCTTGCTATCGAGAAGAGCACAACAGGAGAGGCTGACAGACAACGCAAGCTCGAAGCTTTGCGGATAAGGACTGAGCAGAAGGTTGCCGCAGAGAAGCGCAAGCAAGCTGTGGCAGATAAGGCCCTTGCAATCTTCCAAGCAATCATTGGAACTGCTGCGGCTGTTGCTCAAGCAAAGACTCCAGTGCTGAAGGCAATCGCACTTGCATCAGGAATAGCTCAGGTCGCAATCATCTCATCCACTCCAATTCCAAAGTTCAAGAAGGGGGGCGCGGTTGGAGGCAGAAGCCATGAGGCAGGCGGTACATTGATTGAAGCGGAGAAGGGCGAGTACGTGGTGAATAAGGTGTCAGTGTCTCAGCATCGCAAAGCATTGGATGCGATGAACACCTCAAGTGCTGCATTCAGAAAGTACATCGATGAGAAGTATGTGCGCCCTGCCATCGCTGGTTATTCGATGAACGCCAAGCGCGATGGCATAACAGTCAACGCATCGCTTAACAGCAAGAGCATGGAGAAGGAGATAAAAGGACTGCGCAGGGATATGCGGAATAAGAATACAGTTGTAAACATCAACGGCTTTGACTCAAGATACGCATGGCATCAGAATTAAAATTCTTAATTGATAACCTTGACAGAGGTCAGCCGCTTAACCCTGAGGACTTCGGCATCAACATCACAGAAGATGACAGCATCGGTGCTCGCATCACATCCTTCGAAAATGAGTTAATCTTTGGCGGCGATGTATTCAATTATCTCTACACCAAACTGGCGACATCTGGCTACTGCGAACTGGTGCGCGTATCGGTGCAATACCTTTGCGCATCAGGAACGTGGCAGAAGCTTGTGGATGGGTACATCATTGCAACGGAGTGCAACTTCCTACTAGACCGGTGCCAGGTGAAGACCAAGCTTTATGATGAGACATTCAGCACCAAGATCAACAATAATAAGAGCATTCCGTTCTCGCTGCGGCTGACTACATCAAAGAATGGCGTGGCAATAACACCGCCACCATTTCAATTGCTATATGTTTACAATCCTGGTATTTCATTTTACACGGCTCCTGCTTGGGGTTATACGGTGTACGATGTATTCGAGCATCTTGTGAACTGCATGAGTGATGGCTTGGTTGACTTTGATTCAAACTACTTTGCTGCAAGCTATCCGCAGAATGATGTAATATTCTACACAAACGGCTTATCTATTCGAACCAAGCAAGGTGCTGAGATTCTTGCAACATTCGAGAATCTTTATGCTGCTATGAGGTCAAAGCTGAACCTTGGCATGGGGTTCGAGAAGCAAGCTAACGGAAGGCCATTGCTTCGCATCGAGCCGATTGCATACTTCCAGCAAAGCACTGCATCAGTCACATTGGATGATCAGCCTGAGATTGAAATGCAGTTCGATACTTCACGACTATATCAAGCGGCTCAATTTGGGAATGAGTTATATCTTGAGCAAGGCCAATGTGACAACGGAAGCGCATCATGTGAATTCTCGCAGACTCCATTCAGAGGCTTCAGAGATGAGACCTTCGGATTCTCTGGACAATGCAATACATCAAACATCTTGAATGTAAAAACAAGTGAGATAATATTCGATACTAATCTCATTCAGGATATCGTGGTATATAACAATACAGGATATGATTCGAATGGAGTTGTCATCATTGCCAATTGGACTGGCACATACTTCCCAGGATCGGCATCAGCTCGCGGATATGATCCGTATGGAATTGGCAACAGCATTTACAATGGGCCGTTCACGAATGAGTATGTTTCTGCCAATTGGCTGAGTGGCTATCCGAGCTCATTGCAATCATTCTTTGAAGGATTCAATCCTGCTGCAACAAACTTCCTTGTGTACTTAGGGCCGGGAACATCATTGCTGAATCAGTTTCAGTGCGATGATACGGCCTACATGGATATTCTGAGTTATACCTCACACAATGCTTATTATTTAAATGAGGTAAATGACCCGAATAACCTTTTCAGCTTTGATACTTACACGGTACCATTTGCAGGAATTTACACTTTCAATGCCGGTATTGTGTTTGATGCTTTTAGAGATACAGGGGGAATAAATCCAATTGACCCGAATAACTTCGGAAGGGATAGGCAATTTTTTATCCAGCACTATGATCAGGCTGATAACTTATTGAGCGAATCTCAAGTGAACAATTCAGGAAGCTCGAATATAAGCGCATGGAGCGAATTGAATAATGTGATATTTGTCTGCAATCAGGGAGATAGGGTCAAGGTCAATGCAGCAGCAAAGCGTTCAACGACTTCCGGATTCTTTAGCCTTCAGAGATTTTTGAATTCAGACACGATTGCAGGGAATTTTAAGCAATCATACTTTACAGGAATAGGACAGCCATTCGCGCCTTCAACGCTTGAGCCCGTTAACATTGACGATGTGCAGACATATCTCTACAAGTTCAAGCGACCGCTGTCAATGGCCGAGATTAACGCCATCACAAGCGAGACATCGAAGCCGATTCTACTGGGTCGGAAAGATGATGCACTGGCTGTTTCTCCGACCTACATCAAGAATATTCAGATTGAATCAGTAATGCGCAAGGGCGCACAATTCGAACTAAGATCCAACAAACTACTGCCATGAGTTACACCTCGATACCGAACCAACCGATTATATTCAACAGTCAACTGCCTGAGGTATGCGAGGGCTGTGGCACTGAGTTCGCGCAGCTTGCTGACTTCAATGACCAGATATTCTGGCAGCTTGAAGCAGGCGAGTGCGGTGCGCTGAGGTTAGCGGCTGAAAGCTTAACGGGAGACTGGACTCAAAGCGGCAGCGAGATAACAGGCACAGGCAATACTGGCGGCTACCTTGTGGCCTATGAGAGATACGATGTGGTGTTGAACTTCAAGCTGACCATCACGATTGATACTTACAACAGCGGCACGTTGGTGGCTGGCATCTTCCCTGTTGGCTCGTTTCTTTACTTGACTGCACCAGGCACGCATACGATATACCTCAACACATCGGATTTGAATTCCAATTCGCTGATTTTCTCATTCTATGGCTTGGCCGGTGATGAATTCGATGGCGTGTTTACGATTGACAGCATCGAGCCTGTGCCAACGGGTGCGCTGTTCGCTGGCTTGGTGGATGCGACAACCTTGGCTGTTGTTGATGTGCTCGACCCGGTGCTCACTGTGAAGGACCAGTATTTAACCGCAGGCATCAACCTTGCTGACTATACGATTGAGCCGGGCTGCTACCGGTTAGCGATTGCGGACTATTGCACCAACACTTGCGGACAATACTTTATTTACAATCCGTACTTCAATGGCGATCCGCTTTCACTCAGCCCACCGCCAATCGGATGGACCTCTACGCCATTAGTTGGCGCAGACAATTGGAATGTTGGAGGCGGTGAAGCGCAAATAGACTTAACCTCTTTAAACAATGCAACCGAGCTTGTTAGCATTACTGAGCTTTGCGAGGACAAAGACTATTATGTGACTATCGTTGTTGACTCAATCATCAATGCGAGGCTTAGCTTCCGAGTGGATGGCATTCAATACGACAGTGCAATATCCACAGCAGGCACGTACAACTTTGTATTCACCAATACGCAGACAGGATTTGTAAGCTTGCGTGCTACTCAGTTCGGCGCATCACTTGACGGCGAGATAACTGTCAGCAAGATAACCGTGCGAGCAGATAAGAACTGGGCCACCTATGACCAGTACAGCGACCTCATCCAGATAGGAGACTTCAGCGATGATTGCCGCTTCTTCAAGATTGAAGGCTGCAACGGAGAGAATCAATTCGGCATGGCGTTCTATGGCACTTCATTCCTTCCAGGCATCCGACTTGAGGGCCGCAGATTTCAGCCGCAATACGACACGGATAGCGACTTGTTCAGATACGCATCAGGCAGATGGCAAGCAAGCTTCGTGGACCGCAAGAAGAAGCTAAGCTATCACTTCGGCCGATTGCCTGAGTACGTGCTCGACTTTCTTTCGCTGGTGTTCTACTTCGACAACTGCTATGTGAATGGGCAAGTTGTCTTCCCTGCCGATGGTGAATTTCCGACCATCGAATACGACAATGCCGATGACCTTGGCAGCTTGACTATCGACTTGTACAAGAAAAACGACAAGGTGCGCAAGACGGTATGTGTTGGAGTGGATGCGGATTGCTTGCCTTCGATATTGGAGAACAACGACGAGCCGTTTATTCTCACGCAGGATGGCGAAAGAATTACAACTCAAGACCTGGTGAATTTATATCAGGAATAATTCGTAAATTTGCAGTAGATCATCATAGAGACGTAGGAGTTCGGAAGCCGTCCTATTCAACAGGCAACCACCAACAATTCAAATCTCTATACTATGGCTTGTGTAAGCTACTGCGACTCATCGCTACTTGATCACAACTTAGTAAACTGCAACGAATACAAGCTCGGAGGTGTATCTGCAATATTGGTAGGTGCCTGCGGAACAGAACTTGTGGATCCTTCAGACGCTGTTGAAGTGGATGCCTTAATCACGGCAGGCACTGCAAAGCTCATTGAAGACATCCGCTTCGCTCTTCCTGCTGGCTCACCGGTAACTGTTGATTCACCAATTGGCTGCGGTACTGCCATTCGTATCAACGAAGACAGAACTGCTACGCTCTTTGATGCAAACGTAACTGACGAGAATAATACTTTTTGGAATGATGTAAACAACCGCCGCATCGCTTGGGTACTTGCGTACATGTGCGACAGCGGAAAGGTGATTTATATCAACCCTCCTGTGGGTATTACTACTTCAGCGAACTTCATCCTTCCTGAGCAGAACAATGAATTGCAGCGTTACGAAGTGACCTTCTCATGGCGCGATAAGAACATCCCAGCACAATATGATGCCCCTGCTGGCATCTTTGGATAATGGATAGTTCTTCAAACATTCAAGGCCAAGGCACTACCTCGCAAGGGGTGGTGCTTGTGGCATTTGGCAAGCCTCAGTATTACTGGGCTGCTTATAACCTCGCTTATTCGATTAAGCGATTTAATGCCGCACTGCCTATCGCTTTAATTTGCGATAGTAGCGAGCGTGCTGTGTATCATTGCCACGAGCTGGGCCAATGCATCGACACCTTTGTTGAACTGCCTGAGCAGCACATATACACGAACAAGAAATTAGATCCGGGCAAGGCCAAGGTGCTTCTGTACGATTACTTGCCGTATCACTACAATCTTTACCTCGATGTTGATGCAGTCTGCTTGAAGGACTTGCAGCCTCTCATCGAGCAGCTAATTGCTAACGATGCGAAGTATGCCACGCGAGTTGTTGGCGAGCACACCATCGACAAGGGCCGAGACTTCAAAGAGATGCAATGGGCGTGGGCCGATTCTCTGTGGCAGCATTTCGGGCTGTCTAAGGAAGACAAGATATACGCTATCAATAGCAGCATCCAGTTCATTGAGAAGTGCGATGAGGCAGAGGCGATATTCAGAACGGCTGCCGATTTGTACCTCAACAATCCGCTTCCGCTTGCCAAGCTTCGAATGAAGTGGGGCGGTGGTCAGCCTGATGAATTGTACTTCAATGTTTCATTCGGCAAGAATAAATTCAAGCCGTATGAGATTGATGTGGTATGCTTCCAGATGAACAGAGAGTTTACATTCAACCAGATTGAAGAACGGTTCTACTTGATGAGTTACTATGGCGGCAAAGGATTCACGCCAAGCTTTTACATTGACTGGCTTGATCGAAAACTTAAAGCATGGATGCAAGAAGATGGCCTCCAGCATAAATACTTTATTCACAGAATTACAGACCACAAACATGCAGACCCAAGAAGATAAGCCAAAGAAAGCCGGACGGCCTAAGAAGATTGTAATAACCGAGACATTCACCGAGGTTGCTCGCAATGAGTGGAACAGTGAAGTTGATGTGTGCGAATTCATCGGATCACTAATCAAGATGACAGGCGCAGCAAATGTGCTTGAAATTGGAGTATTCGAAGGCGAGACTTCAGTCAAGATGATTGCAGCCTTGCCATATGGCGGCAAGTATACCGGCATCGATATAAACAACTACTTGAAGCATGACCTGACTACATTCGGGGCTGAGGTTGATTTCATCCTTGGCGAATCAATCAAGGTGATGCAAGGTATGAAGCCGAGACAGTTTGATTTCATCTTTGTCGATGGAGACCATAGCTGGGCGAATATCTTGCCGGAGTTCAAAGAAGTTGAGCGCATGATCAAGCCGGGCGGAACCATTGCCTATCATGACACAATTCATATTCCTGATGTTAAGAAGCTGATGGAGTATGCAAAGTATTACAAGTACAACGTCATCACATTAAACACATCCGAGGGGCGTGGCCTTTCGCTAATTCAGAAACCATGAAACCAATCAACTTCTGCCGCAGCAAGTCATGCGGCTCGCACGTAATTGTACAATCAACAACTAAAGCAGTTGCATAATGGCACTATCTACTGAGGACATTGACAAGATTGTTCGCAAGTTCGCTTACCAGTACAAGGGATGGGAGACGGCTGCGAAGAGCTCACCCATAAACCCCATCACTAAGGAGCGCACAGGTGTATCTCAATATCCTGAGTATTGGCCGGGGTATAACTATGCCGCTAAGATGTATGACAGCATTTTGCCGCATACCCGGCCTGACATTTACCCGGCTCACTTGCTCTCAGTGAGAGCCCCGAATCAGACTGATGCGCAGGCTGAGTACATCCGAGCCAACTACAAGCCCACAACACTCAGTGTGTTCGAGGACTTCAAGGCCACGATAAGCCGCGCCTTCGCAGACCAGAACTGGTCCATCCGCTACACGCCAGAGCTTGAGCCAATCTTTGGAGATGATACTTTCCAGCGATATGTGAATAACGAGATTGAGAAGTTCGGCTCCTTGGAGATGTTTGTCAAGACCATGCTGCCAACATTGAAGCTGATTGACCCGAATGGAATCATTGCAATCGAGCCGCAAGATGTTGACACCATCGAGAATGAAGAAGGAGAAGAGATAATCAGCAATGAACTTATCAAGCCGATGCCGGAATATTATTCCTGCAAGAGCATCGTGGGGCAGAAATTCGGAGAGTATTACATGGTGATTGCTGATGACAAGAGTGAGGTGAAGGTCGGCAGCAAGATGGAGCATTCAGGGCTTGTGCTTGAGATATACGACACCGAAGCAATTTGGAAGGTGTATCAGTACGGCAAGAAGTCCGACATGCAATTCTCAGAGCCTGTGCTTTACTATCAGCACAACCTTGGATATGTGCCTGCGCAGAAGCTTCAAGGCACGCCTCAGCTCATCAATGGAGAGATTGCATTCCAGTCTCCATTCATCACGGCTGTGCCATTGTTGGACCAGGTGATTCTCGATGAGTCATATTTGCAAATCAGCAAAGCGACAAGTGCCTTCCCTTTCATGGTTGCGCTTGGCGAGATTTGCGAGTTCATCGACCGCGAAGGCAACAAGTGCCAAGACGGTCAAATCTTTGACCCGATTAACGGAGGGTACCGGACATGCTCAAGCTGTAATGGCTCAGGTGTGAAGAGCAGATTCAGCCCGACAGGGATGCTACTCATCAAGCCAAAGACCGCATTGAGCGAAGGAGACAGTGCTCTATCTGGTGAGTACCTCAAGTTCGTGAGCCCACCAATGGACACGCTGAACTTTCTGCGCACAGAGATTGAGCAGCAGATGGCGAAGGCTCGCAGAATATTGCACTTGCCATCATCTGACGAAAGCGGAACCATTGGCGAAGCATCGACTGCAACAGGCTCATTGAACAAGCTGCGTGCGCTGTATGCCTTCATTAAGCCTATCTCAGACCAGCTATTCAACTTGTATGAGTTCTGCTTGGTGACAATGGGGCAAATGCGATATGGCGAATTCTTTGGAGGCATCAACTTGGTATATCCAACATCCTTTGACATATCGACTCCGAGCGACTACCTTGCTGTTATCTGCGAAGGCGTTAAGGCTGGAGTGCCGCCATCAATTACCTTCAGCAATGTCTACAACTATATCCGAGCAATTCACTACACGGATGAAGAGACATCAGCGATTTACGATTTGATTATAAATGCCGATGAGTTGCTGCTGATGAGTAGCGCAGACATCGCGTTGCGCGTTGCAAATGGAACGGTTGAGAAGTATCAAGATGTGATTCACCACAGCGCACCTCAGCTAATCATGGAGCTCATCCGCAACTACATTCCGACTGAAGATGCGCCTCGCTTTATCGACCTACCAATGAGCGAGCAGATTGCTGCATTGAATCGCTTGGCATCGGATAAGATAGGCACGCAACTCGATCCGATTCAACAGGCGCAACAGGAGCTTCTGAATGGCATCATTTGATAAGTTAGTCAAAGACAAGATTGCGCTGTTCGAGTCAGTGCCTGAGAAGCTGGCAACGGCTGCGCAGAAAACTCAAGCTGAGATATGGCGAAAGATTCGCCCTATCTTGGAGGACATGGATGTCACCGCTGCTGGAAACATCGAGCAGACTGAAGGCAACATAAGGCGCATTGCACTCATCAGCGATGAGCTCAAGAAGGTACTTGCAGGCAGTGAATACCGCGAAGCCGTGCGTGCATTCCTTGGTTCGATTGATGAAGGCGTGCAACTCACCAATGAGATTGCCCAGACATTCGAGAGTTCATTCGAGCCAACAGAGGTGCAGAAGCAATTGCTGCAACTGAGCAAGCAGAACGCAATAAACACTTTCTTTGGTGCAGGCTTGGATGCAAGATTCACGCAGCCATTCCTTGAGCAGCTTACCACCAACATCGCAGCAAGGTCACCACTACGCGAGACCGTTGCAGCACTGGAGGGAATTGTCACGGGCACAGAGACAAATGACGGCAGGCTACTTGCCAACATCAAGACCACAGCCACAACCGCGCAAGCCGTTGCAGACAGAAGCTATTCAGCGGCTGTCAATGACGAACTTGGGATTCAATGGTTCGAGTACCTTGGTGGGGAGATACCAACAACGCGGCCCTTCTGCGAGCATCGTGAGGGGCAGATATTTCACCGCAAAGAGATTGAAGCGTGGGGAGATGGAGAGAATAGCGGAGGCATAAGAGACATACGTGACGGCACTTGGGCTGGGCGCATTGATGGCACAGATAGCAAGTCAATCTTCACTTTAGTGGGTGGGTGGAATTGTCGACACTATCTGGTGCCAGTGCCTGATCGTAAGGTGCCGGAGACGGTAAAAGCAAGAGCAAGAGCCGAAGGGTTTTATGATTAAATAATTTTATACCTTTGTTACATGAGACACTTGATACTCACAGATGGGCGCATCATTAAGGCCTCCGATATGGTGGCTGAGCATCTGATTAAAAAGAAAGGCGCGAAAGAATTAGAATTGCAACCAATTAACACCCCTGAAATATATGCCGATCAAACCGGAGGAAGCACTGGAGATAGTGAACTTCCTAAACCTCAACGAAGCAGAAAACCTCGAGGAAGCAAAAGAGAAGTTCCAGGAGAACTGGGTCAACTCAAAGGAGCTAAGCGAAAAGCTCGGAAAGATTAACGGTACAATTGCCCATGTTGCCAAGCGTGCTTTTGAGCCTTTCGGAGTTACACTGACTGAGGAAGATTTCAAAGACAAGAAGGCGCAAGATGTTTTACGCATGGCCTCAGAGCGTGCTCGCGAAGCTTATGAGAAGCAGCAAGATGAATGGCAGCAACGTGCTGACAAGTCAGGCTCAGAGGAACTTGTGAAGGAATGGGAGAAGAAGTACAAATCGCTTGAGCGCAAAGTGGGAGAGATTGACACTGCACGACAGGAAGCAATCAATCAGTTCGACCAGTTCAAGCTGAAGATGGCAGAAGAGCAGAAGCAGAGCAAGATAAACCATACCTTCGAGCGAGAACTTGGAGCAATCAAGCTTGATCCTTCCGTGAATGAATTCACCATCAAAGGCTTCAAGGCAACTATTGGAGAGAAATACGCAATCGATCTTGAGGAAGACGGCAATGTCTTCGTGAAGGATAAGAACAGCGGCGAGCGATTGAAATCCAAGGAGAAGGCAGGCTCGTTCCTCAATCTCTCCGATGTGCTGCTTCAGGAAGCAACTGCTGCCGGTATCATCCAAAAGAATCCATCAGCAGGCCAAAGAGTGCCAAGACCTGGTGCAATCATCCCACAGCTTGAGCCACAAGCGGACAAGAAGATCCGTGGCATTAACCCTCGATTCTTTGCGAAATGACAATCAAGCAAGCATACAAGGTGTTGAAGCATCATGCCGATTGGCGGCAGGGACTCAACAATGAAATGCTCGAGCCGGCACAGCTAACCAAAGCACTTGAGATCGTGCTCGCATATTTGGAGAACAAGATAAACATGACCACGTATGCCACAGTATGAAGGTTTCAATGTCACCTCCTCGGAACGTGTTGGGAAGAAATATAAGGCAGTAGACGATGAGGGCAATGAGATTCACTTTGGTGCTGAAGGCTATCGGATTAAGCCAGGCACAGATGCAGGGAATTCTTACTGTGCTCGTAGTGCTGGCATCTCTTCTGAGAAAGGCTCAGCGAATTGGTGGGCTCGGCAGCTTTGGAGCTGCGAAGGCAAAAGGTCAGTAAGCGACAAACCTTTTTTTGGAAAAATCGAACTGCCTTAGTATCTTTGCCCTGTTTCATAGATTTTAAGTTTAGGCTTAGTAAATGACTGCAAGCGACGGCAGTCATTTTTTTTTATATCTTTGCAACTCTATGATGATGTAGTGTGTGCCGACTTGCTGGCACGAAGTAGGCGCACCTGTCGGCCTTTGCAACTGGCAGAAACTCCAAACTACATTTAAATCATGTCTATATCTCGCATTCTATCGGAGTGTCCTAATGTGCAAATGTCACTTAGTGAGCTCTTCATCGAAGTTGGTCAGCGTGAGCAACTTCCTTTTCTTGAGTTCTTACTTTCACCTGAGAACGCAAAACTTATCCGCACTGAAGTATCTCCAGGCGGTGGAAAATTAAAAACCGTTCAAGCACGTTGGATTCAGCGTTTGCCTGAGACCGAAGTTGAAGAGGGTGGTGACATCCTTACTTGTACTTCAACCAACACTTACGGTGACAGCACTACAACTTACACAGTTGATACGACTGACACTTACACTGCATCACAGCTTATCAATGCTGCTGATATCGCTCGTCATTGCCAGGAGAACTCACGCTATGTGCTTGAGTCAGTAATGCGCTTGATGGACGTAATCGACCGCAAAGTTGCTTCTGCTGCTGCTGTTCAAGCTGTTGCTGACATCGGAAAGTGGGGAACTGATGTAGAAGGTTTCTACACTGTAACTGGTGACTGCTTGGAGATTGCTACAATGAATGGCACAACTGAGCCGAATCCATTTGCAATCGCTGACATCCAGCAAGCAACTCGCATGGCGAACTATCCTGGTGCACCAGTTGCATTCGGTGGCGCAGCAATGCAGCGTTATGCTAATGCGATGGCAGCAGGCTGCTGCTCTCAGTACGGCTTAGACCTTCTTGCAATCACTCAGCAGAACGGTTTCGGCTTTGCTTACGATTCTCGTTTGGCTGCTGCTCAAGGAGACCAAAACAGCGCGTTGGTGACAACTGCCGGAGCAATCCAGTGGTTATCTTTCAACCTTGCTGATTGGAACACTGGCATCACTCCTGTGGCTGGAAGCAATTACTCTAAGACTTTGGTGTTCACACCGGCTGGAGTTCCTGTTGACTTGACCATGAAGGATGACTGTGGTAACTTGTCAATCGTGTTGACTACAACTGGAAAGATTGTAACTCTTCCGACTGACATCTACGAATCAGCAGACAAGTTCGCTGGTGTTAACTATGTGAACTGCGTTTCTATCGTAAACCCGTAATCGGGTCGGTAGGTTTACTCTCGCAAGCCGATGAGGACTTATTGACCCAGGACGGATTAGATAATCTAACCACGCAATAAAGGGAGGGCTTCGTGCCCTCCTTTTTTTTATCTTTGTAAAAACTTCAAGAGATGTGCATTGAATCACTACTCGGATTGAGAGGCTGCGAATCACCAGAGCCATCGACAGGGCTCTACATTGATGACCTCGGAATCAATCAGACATTCTTAGGGCAACTTATCACGGACCAGTATCTCAACGGCGTTGAGCTGTTTGAAGATAAGCGAGCCTTCGCATGGCGCAAAATCTCATCCGATGTACTGACTAAGCTCAGTCCAATGATGAAGAGCGACACTGTGATTGAGAACAAGCGAGTTGGACAAGTTGTGTCCAATTATGCCAATGTGCAGAATGCACTTGGTGCTGGCAATTATGGTGGCATCAGATTGAAGATTGACCCGAATACGGTTTCATACCTCAACTTCTACCTTGCAGATATTAACCTGGCAATTGCTTCAGCGAATGTGAATGTGCCGGTGCTTATCTTCGACATGACCACAGGCAAGTTGCTTGAGACGATCACTTATGCAGAGGGTGCATTGGACCAGTTTATCGGCAAGACCTTCACCTCAGCAAAGCGCAAGCTTGACATTGCAATCGTGTACGAGTCGGACATCAATACTGTGAAGTTCACTCCAAAGAAGGGCACATGCACTTCTTGCGGAGGCGGTCCAAGAGAATCGCACATTTGCCCTTTCGTGGATGCGATCGGGATTGAATTGACTACCGATGGAACGAACGTGCTGACAAGCAGCTCAAGTAAGTACACCACAGGCATGAGCCTGACATATAGCATCAACTGCGACCGCCAAGGATGGATGTGCTCAATCGGTGGGCTGATGGCCTTGCCGCTTGCATACGCCACCGCTGTTGAGGTTTACAACTATGCGCTGACCATAAGCCCTAACCAAAGGGTGAATACTTCTGTAATTGTGAATAGGGGCCAAAACAAGCCCGAACTAATGGAGGGAATTATGGCAGCCCGTGACATCGCAGCAACACGCTACGGCGAAGAGCTTGGCGCAATGTTGCAGAACATGCGCCTGCCTGATGACACGCATTGCTGGGATTGCAGAAAGAACATGAAATATGTGACAGCCCTGCCGTAACATGCCAACGCCTGCCGAAATTCAGAAGAACCTCGACAGCTTGTATGAAGGCTGGACTTCCAAGTTCACACCTTTGTATTCGGCAGTGAGGGAATTGAAGCGCATCATGTTTAAGCGAATCTTTGGCACTGGCTCCAGTGGAGGCACTAACTCAGCAGGCGAAAAGCTTCCGACTAAGCCATACAGCACGACTCCGATTTATGTGAGTCCAAGAAGCCTTACCAATGCTCCGGCAAAGTTCAAATTTGGCAAGCCTCCAGAAGGTGAATCAAAAGGAAAGCCAATCAAGTCGCTGTACTTCCCTGATGGCTACGCTCAGTTAAAAAGAGAAACATCGAGAAAGCTGCCGCTTGAATTGACTGGCAAGCTCAAAGGTGGATTCTTATCTGAGGACGTAATCACAGAAGGCTTAGAGGCTTCAATTGCTGTGCCTGCATCAGAAGAAGGCAAGGTCGAAGGACTTGAAAAAAAGTACGGGCCAATCTTCGTACCCACACCAGAAGAGCAAGCCGAGATGCTTGAGGACCACGCGCAGCAATTAGTTGAGCAAATTATAAACGCAATGAGCAAACGATGAATCTACTCTCCACCATACTTGACAGACTTAACCAACGCATTGAAGTTGGCAATATCTTCGACCAGATATACGGACTCAGCGAACTTGTAGGCGAAGGCAATGACAAAGCTTGGGCTTTCTACATTGGAAACGGCCAAGCGATTCCTGTGACGAATTACGATGCGAAGCAGGGCACATTGTTCTGGGCCAAGCGTGGCAAGATAACAGTGAGCAAGAATGATTCGCTCAGACTTGCAGGCTGCAAGTCGATATATGAGACTAAGTTCAGCATGACGGCTTATGCGATGGTGCGCAAGTCGCACCTTCCTTGCGACTCTGCCGATGCTCAGGATTGGGTAGCATCTCGCGTGCTTCGACTCATTAGCGGCACAGACCCACAATTCAAGACGGCCATTGGAGTGATTGCTTACGAAGTTGTGCCAAGTGGGTACGCAACGGAGGCGAGGTACTTGCCATTGAATTACGAATGGGCCGCTGTTGCAATCGATGTGGATGTCAACATCAGCACCTCATCTGAGGACGGCTGCTATGACACATGCGCAACTGGTGACATTCCGCTTCCAGACTTCGAGCCTTGTGAGCCTTGCCTGACATCGGTTGCTGTGGATGGGGTGACCATCACAGGCAATGGAACACCATCCGATCCGTTGGTTGCAATTGGTGGAGGCGGTGGCACGCCATTGCGCACGCAGGAAGAAGGAGTAAACGTAAGCACCAACACAACAACATTGAACTTCACCGGTGCAGGCGTTACGGCTTCGCTGACTTCGCCTGGAGTGGTTGAGGTGAATGTGCCTGGCGGTGGAGGTGGTGGCACACTTGTGGCCTTGCCATTTAGCACGGACCATCTAACCGCAACAGGCAACGCTTATGCGATTAATGATGTGGTGTATTATTCAGGCAATGTTTACCGCTGCATCGCAAGTAACGACTCGATAATTCCAACGAACGCAACTTATTGGACTAACCTCGGAGCAGGCTTTCCGCTTGTGCAACAGCCATCCGATTGGAACGCAACGACTGGCAATAATCAGATATTAAACAAGCCAACAATACCCGTTCTGCCTGCGACAATTGTTGAGGACGTAACCGCAACCGCACCGCTAAGTTCAAGCGGTGGGGCAACGCCAGACATCAGCATCACGCAAGCGGATAGTACAACAGACGGCTACCTCAGCAGCGCAGATTGGAACACCTTCGATGGCAAGCAAGATACGCTCATTGCTGGCACCGGCATAAGCATCACAGGAACCACCATCGACAACACCGCACCCGACCAAATCGTAAGCATCACAGGCGGTACGGATATAACCGTGAGCGGTACTTATCCAAGCTTTACAATAGATAGCACCGCAACGGGCGGTATGCAAGGCGGTCAGGCAACGGGTACGGATACTTACGCGGTAAGCATACCGGGCGTTACGGGTTACAACCTCAACGATGCCTACGCGATTGGATTTACCAACGCGAACACGGGTGCATCCACTATAAACATCAACGGGCTTGGTGCGGTTAACATCGCAAAGAATAACACCGTTCCAATTATCGGCGGCGACATTGCAGCAAACCAGCAATTCGTTGCAATCTATGACGGCACGAACTTTCAGATACTTGGCGTTGCTCCGAATCAAATGTTTGCATACATCACAAATGCGGACAGCGTAACGATTAACAGAGGGCAGCCCGTCTACGCCTTTGGCGCAACAGGCGACCGCATGACGGTAAAGCTCGCAGATAATACCACAGAGGCGACAAGCGCGAAAACGGTGGGACTTGTGTTTAGCAGTTCGATTGCACCAAATCAGAAAGGGTATATCATCACTCAGGGCGTAGTCGATGGCATCAATACGGGAATGTTTACGGCAGGCGATACGCTTTATGTAGGCAATAGCCCCGGCGCATTGACAAACACGCTACCATTAGCACCGAACCATTTGACACGTATCGGAATTGTTGAGCGTGCGAATGCAGGCAACGGGCAAATTTACGTGCTTGTACAAAACGGCTTCCAGCTTGACGAACTGAGCGATGTTGACATCACAACCGTTACGCCCGTGAATAATGACTTTTTGGTTTACACTACGGGAGTTAATAACCTTTGGAAGAATAGAAGTTTGGGCAATGTGTTAGGCGGTACGAACTCGCAGTATGTTAGAGGGGATGGAACGCTTGCAACCTTGCCGATAAGTACATTTAAAAGCACAACCGATTCGGCAACGATTACAGGCACAACAAACCAACTTGTACAATCTCAGGTTATCGCTGCGAATACGTATTCGGTGGGAGATATTATTCGCGTTTTATTTCGCACGCAAAAGAGTACAGCGGTTGCGAACATGACAATTAGGATTTACATCAACACGGCAAACAGCCTAACGGGTGCGAGCCTTATAGGAACTTTCAGCTCAGTCAATTTATACGGGCAAATCGAAAGGAGATTATTTATAAAGTCCGCAACGGTTACTCAATCCATGCTTTCGACATTTAACTTTCAGACTGACGTTGGAACAACCAACGGAATCACAAACACCAATATTGATTGGACACAAACTCAGTACATTATTTTAGCAGCACAACAAACAACAGGCACAGACACAACACTTGTATCGGGCTACTTAATTGAGAAGTTATGACAAACGTAAACATCACATCGGACACTATCGAATTTACCTCAACGGCGAGCGAAAGGATTGCACTAACAGAACCACGCTGGGAGACGGTGGATGAAACATCCTTTCACGTAATAACTGAGCAGGGCGTGTATTGCATTACGCTATCGGATTATCAACTAAATGAGTTTGAGTTTAAGACTTCAGAGTATGCGTTAGAATATTTAAATTCTTTGTAACTTAGGGGGCAAATTTTACAACTATGGCAGGCGTTAAAGTAACCGATTTAGCACCGTTAGGCACGGCAGATGCTAACGATATTATGTACATCGTTGATACAACTGCGAATCAATCGAAGAAAATTGAAGTGCAAAACATCTACGACGGCTTGCCGCAATTTAGTAGTGGTAACTTTACGCCAACGATAAGCGGCGAAAACGACTGTACTGCAACTGTATTACGCGCATTATATAGCCGCGTGGATAACGTGGTAACGATGAGCCTTTATCTTGATATAGACTTAGACGCTGCGGTTGATACCGGTAGCTTTAACATTAGCCCACCAGTTGGCTCAACTTTTACAAATGCGCGTGATGCTTTTGGTGTTATAACTCCAATTACAAATAACTATTCTGAATTGATTAGTGCCTTTGTTTCTGCTGATACTGGATCAAGTCAAATTAGCATTGGCGTTACACTTTCGGCACTTGATGCTCAAATAACCGTAGTTGCCAACATTCAATACATCATTCTCTAAATGCGCTCCACCTCGCTTCTAGGTCTAAATCTGATTAAGAAGTACGAGGGCTTGCGGCTTAGTTCCTACCTTTGCCCTGCTGGCGTTCCGACAATTGGCTACGGCAGTTCTCGCCATCCAAACGGCAAGAAGGTGCTACTGGGTGAGAAACTCAATAACGAAAAGGAAGCAACACAATTGCTGCTCGCTACGCTTTCGCCCTATGAGGACGCTGTAAATAAGCATTTACCTAACCTTAACCAATGCCAGTTCGATGCGCTTGTGGCCTTTAGCTACAACGTGGGGACTGGTGCGTTGGTGAAATCCACGCTGCTCAAGAAGGCCAAAGCAAACGCCGCAGACCCAAGCATCTTGGATGAGTTCCTGAAGTGGAACAAGGCAGGCGGAAAAATCCTTAACGGCTTAACAAACCGCCGCCGCGAAGAGGCTAATCTGTACTTCTCACTTTGTAACTTCTGAGCCACTATTGCCCCAACACGGGCCGCCTCTTTGCGTAAACTTACCCATGAGGAAAAGGGCTACCAAACCAAGGCGAGTTGTGGATGTCGTTGTCAAGCACTGGCGTGGCACCATCGGCTCGCTGATGATTCTGGTATCCATATTTTTACTAATCTTCAAAGTGATAACAGCCGAGACATTAACCGCCATCATTGCAGCATTAATCGCTGCCGGGTATATTCCAAAAGCTAAAAGCGATGCAGCAGATTCGTAGAGATACCATAAAGATTGCAAGGCACAACAAGCTCAACATCGACACCATGAGCTGGGAGGCCGCTAATGCAGATACAAGCTTCGCCCAGGCTAACCGCGAAAGCTTCGAAGCCGTTATGGCACAGCCTCGCAAGGAGAAAGTTCTCACCGCATTTGATACAATTCAGCCCTGTGATGTATCTTTGTTAGCTGCTCCCACGTACTACACGGTCAAATCTCAGCCTGTAAGGAATACGCAAGAATTGGAAACGCCTATGAATTACGATATACTTTTAAACGGCATTGTGTTCAGCTTCACTCTGTGGATGTCTGCAAAGTATCTTATGGGATGCGGTGCTGCCTGGTCAAATCTTTTGCAGGACTTACGTAAAGAATTAGCCTAAAAGTTCAATCCTTGCCTTATCTTTGCGATATGGCAAGCCTGCACATCCTTGAGTCATCAATTGACCTCTTCTATGTGATCACCGATAAGGATGGCAATATCGTCACCTCCAATGATTTATTCAAGGAGTACAGCAGCCACATAAAGCCTACCAACATTCTCGACATTGCGGCCAATGATTCCGACCGCGATGAGCTGCTTCAGGCAATCAGGAAGTCGCAGAAGAAAACGCCCGATCCGATTCGGACCTATGCCAAGACAAAGCAGAAGATGGCCTCTGAGAGGTACAATATGTGGAATGTTTATTCCATTGTTGACATGCTGCACTTCATCGGCATTCAGCTTGTCGATGTGACTTCCATCAGCAACCATGAACATGAACGCCAGAAGATTCTCCTGGAAGAGTTCCGCTTCATGCTATCGCACGAACTGCGACAGCCATTGACTTCAATCGGGGGCTTGGTGAAGATGATGATTGAGCACAATAATGCAACGGATCAGGAGCGTGATGATGTGATGAAGATGCTTGCCAGTAGCGTTGACAAGCTTGATGATGTGATTCGGCTATTAGTTAAGAAAGCAACCAGGCAAATATGAACCTACCGGCCACCGACTGCGAATGCGATGAGAGACTTGTGAAGGTGCTGGCAGTTTACATAGCCGAGAAAGCCATGCCGCTGAAGGTGGCAGCGGATATATTGCTCAATGAATTGCGCAACAAGGATGAGTATATAAAACGACTTAACGAACTAATACAATGCACCAGAGCAATATCAGTACACTAAGCCTATTGGCAATCTGCTTATTTATTTTGCTGCTACTGATCCGCACATGCGGTGCGTTAGGCGAGGCCGAAAGTAATGCCATGTATCTTGACTCGCTGAATTCGGAGTATACTGTGCGCATTTCGAAGGACAGTTCCAGAATCCACAGCCAAGCAGTCCAGCTCGCGGAGGCAGGCACAAAGCTGCGAGCGTTGGAGCTGCGAGAGCCTGAAGTGGTGGTAAGGTATCAAACGCGGACCAAGGTGGTGACGCAAGTCGAGCTTGGCGAAACAGTCTACATCGACAGCTTTCCGCACCTACGCCTGCCAAGGTCATTCAGCCGAGAGGGGAAGTTCCTTCAGATAGGTGGCTCAATAAACCGCTTAGGAAGGCTTCAAATCGATTCGATTATCATTCCGGTAAGTTATACCGTTGCAATTGGAGATACGCTGCGAGGCGGTCTCTTTTCGCGTAAAAGAGACAAGGTGGTTCGCCTTGGGATAGATAATCCATATGTAAGCGTCACAGGAATGCACAACGTGATCGTGGCCCAGCCTCCCAAAAAGTGGTATGAGACAAAGGCATTCGCTTTTGCGCTCGGTGGCATTACAGGATTCGCAATTGGTCGCGCAAAATAATTGCGTTGATTATTAAGCACTTGCGATTTTTTACGCTGGTGGTTTGCTGTTTTCTTTGTTTTTAATTTGCAGAATCAAAAAAGCTGTGTACATTTGTCAAACAAAACAATCACAGCCATGACAACAACAATTACAACTACAAAACTTCGCAACGGTGTAACAGTATTAGCAAAAGCTGATAAGTTTGGAATAAACGCCGTAGCTTACTCAAACCTAACACAAGCTAACGCACGCCAAATTAAACTTTCTTTAGAGGGTATTGATTGCTCGTTATACCGCACGCCATCTAATTTTTCGGTAACATACATTAGAATAAATTCCTAACCTTAACGGGGGCCCTAACCGCCCCCACTTTTTCCTTAAACTTTTACACCTTTATACACATGCACACACCAGAACTCTCAACAGCAACGACCTTCAAAAATTGGAAGGGCACAGAATTTTTCCATTACAATCACTTGACCGGCACAATGGTCATGGTTGTAAATGACGGATGCATCAAAGGGCTATACACCCGATGCGATTCTCAAGCCGCTAACCTCGCACGCCAATACCATCGCTGCATGGAGTATGGCGTTCCAGCGGAGAAGCGTATCTATGATCCTTGTAACATGGATGAATTCCACAACACATTTGCACTCGTTACCGAGTATCTTCACGAACAATCAACTCAAGCACTTTTAACCTCAATTTAAACTTTAAACATCATGAAAGCACCAGTAAACTCTGGCAATGGCTCAAGCCGCCAAATCGCTCCCGAAGGGGCACACGTAGCAAGATGCTACCAAATCATTGACAAGGGAACCACGTTCGATGAGAAGTGGGGAAACAAGAAACGCAAAGTGCAATTCTTGTTTGAACTACCAATGGAAACCGCAGTTTTCAGCGATGACAAAGGAGAGCAGCCATTCTATGTTAAGACTGTATTCAACCTCAGCATGGGCGAGAAGGCATCACTTCGCAAGTTCGTTGAATCATGGATTGGCAAAAAGATGACCGATGCGCAAGCTGGAGATTTCGACATCATCAAGCTACTCGGCCACTCTTGCATGGTAAACA